CGAAAGTGTATGTCACAGCAAGTGGAATAAATAAAAAACTATCTCAAGCTATTTCAGACGGTGACATTGCAGGCAGCGTTTCTTTTGTAAATGAGAATATAACTTTAAGCTCTACAAATATCACAAACGGTTACATAGATCTTACAGACGAAGCTCAGAGTGGAAGCCTTTGGGTTTATGGACCTACTCAAGAGTACTTAGCTCAAACATTACATTACACAACAAATGTTGTGAGTCTTGTAACTCGAGTGACATGGGCTAACGAGTATGCTTCAGGGGGAGTTAAAGAGCTTGTCGAAGGTGATAAAATATTCATAAAATTTGTTCCAGTAACTTAAGGGAGAGAGAGTCAATGAACTTTATTTTTTTAGTTTTAACATTTGCAGTAATCGCTTTAGGGCAAGCACCAACGGCTAAGCAAGATCAATACAATCGGTACAAGACTGTAATTGTAAACGGAGGGTTTGAGAATGGAACCACTCAGTGGACAGCTTCCGGTGGATCTTTTACAGCTTCCACCTCTTCCGGTGATTTTCGTAGCGGCTTACGTGGCGGCGTTTTTGATGCATCTTCTGCATCACAGACGTTAACAAGTGCGGCTAACACAATCTCTGCCGGTAATAATGTTGTAAGTTGTTGGTTTAAAACTACGGCTAATGATTATGAATTTGCTGCATACGATGGGACTAATAAGCTTGTAACTCAAACAATCCCACCCACAAGTATTTTTCAAAAACTTACTTTAAATGTTGCCTTAAGTGCTAATAGTCAATTGAGAGTTAGAATCACCTCAGCTTCAAACGCTGCGGCTTTATACATTGACGATTGCTTTAGTATGGAAGCGGACAATGTTGGTAACGGTAATTTTGTAACCGATTGGCAGAGTTACACGCCAACATATACAGGCTTTGGAACTGTCTCGACTTCAAATATTTTATGGCGTCGTGTGGGTGATAACATCGAGATTGCAGGAAGTTTTGTTTCAGGTACTTCGACTGCTACCGAAGCAAGATTAAGTTTACCGACAGGGCTTACTTCTGCCGGTACTGGCAAAATTCCTAATCTTATGATTGCGGGAACGTGGGGTGTGGATTCAACAAGCATCACGTCTTACAAGTCTGTGTTAGTTGAGCCTTCGACTTCTTATGTGACTTTTTCACTTCAAAACGGATCGACTAATGATCTAACAAAACAAAATGGAAGTGGAATAATTTCTAACGGCACTAAGATGTCAATCAAAGCAAGTATTCCAATCGAAGGATGGGCAAACGTAAATTTGTTTAATCCTGCTGACTTACCAGTGTGGGCGAGTGTGGATGCAACGGCATCAAGTGGACTTGCTTCGACTTCATCGTCTTCATATACAAACGTAGACGATGCAAACTTTGCGTCTAAGACTTATAAGGGCCAGGCGATTGCGCCAAGTGGCGCTAACCAATTTGCTTTAAGAGTTTCTAGATTTCCTATCGGAGCTTATTATTTTATCATCAATGCTCAAGTAACAAGTAACGGCGGCTCAAATCCTTGCGGTGTAAGACTTTATGATGGAACAAATACCATTATAGAAAACGGCTCTGTATTTAACGCATCTGCAATTGCTGCCGATAGTTACGGCGGTTTTGGCGGTGTGTACGTAAACACAACAAATAGAACAGATGTTACTTTCAACGTTCAATTTAAATCAGGTGGTGCCTCTAGTTGTTACATAGGCGCTCAGTATGGAAACGCGTCTGTTACAATGATTCCATTAACAGTTGGTGTAAACGCACCATTGTTAATTGGTGGGTTTACTAGCTCAGGACTTTCGGCTTACAGACAAGAGCTTGCCGAAGTTTCATCAAGCGGAACTGTGTCGAGCGAAACTGGTGATTGGGTGAGTGGTAACTGTTCAAACGCATCGAGTGTTTACACTTGTACTTTGACGACTGGTTATTTCTCAGAGACTCCAAAGTGTACGGCTACAATTACAGGCGCAACAACTGGTGAAGTAACAGTGTCGCCGTCAAGTGCAACAAGTGTTGTTGTTAGAACATTCAACACAAGTGGAACTGCGGCAGATAGATCATTTATGCTTGATTGTAAGGGAGCTAAATAATTGATGTTTAATCATCTTTATTTTTCAAAAATAAAGAATTACCTTAAAGCAAGGCCTAAGCTTGGGTTCGCTCAAGCTTATGAGGTCGAGCTTAGGGACGAGCTGGGCCTCATTTTTTTATAAAGGGCTAAAACAATGTGGGAAGCGTTAGCAGGGATTGCGGCGGTCTTAGGAGCTTTAGCAGGCATTATCAAATGGCTTTTGAGTGAGTACTTTAAGAAAGCCGAAGCGCTAGAAGAGACTAAAAAACAGCTCACAGACAGATCAATAGAAAACTTAAAAGAGATTGTGGACGAACATAAGATAGAGCTTAAGACTTTAGGTTCTAAGCTTAAAGATGCTACGACGACTTTGCAGTCTCATAACTCTAAGCTTGATGATTTAGAAGAATCGTTGATTGAATATATTGAACAGACGAAAACTAGAATCGAAAAGCTTGAGAGTCAGATCATAAAACTTGGCACCGATTTAATATTAATTAAGGGGGCCAAGGATGGCCAGAAAAATAAATAAGGTAGTTTTGCATTGTAGTGACTCACCAGACGGAAGAGACATAGGATTAAAAGACATAAATGAATGGCATAAGGAGAGAGGGTTTACTCCTACGGCTTCGGGTATTTACTGCGGTTATCATTGGGTCATTCGAATAGACGGTGTGATCGAGATGGGGCGACCTGAGAGTGAGAAGGGGATTCACTGCACAGGTCAGAATTCTAACTCTATTGCTATTTGTTTGGCTGGTCGTTCTAAGTTTACAGAAGACCAATGGACAAGTCTTTATTACTTGCTTGGTCAAATTTGTACTGGTTATGATTTAGAGGCAAAGCATGTCTTCGGGCACTATGAGTTTAATGCTCATAAAACATGTCCTAATATAGACATGACGAAGCTTAGAGATGCTTTAGAAATGTTTTTAAACAAAAAGGAGAAATAAAAAATGGAAGACTTAGTTAAATTAGAAGAAATCATCAGAGCTTATGCACCTCAAGTAGTGATCTATGGCTTAATGGGATTAGGTGCTCTTGTTGTAATGGCGATGACTTATGTTGCTGTGACACCTTCTAAAGAAGACGATGCAATGATCAACAAGCTTTATTCAATGCCTTTAGTGGGTGCGATTTTAAACTTGTTCGTTGCGTTTTCTCCAATACAGAAGAAAGAGCAAGCTTTGAAGTTATCGAATAAAGGTGAGATGAAAAAGGATGCTTAATCTTTTATTTCATTTAGCTTTGTTTGCAAAGACAAAGCTTCCTTCAATTTGGATAAAGATTGTTGCTGATATAATTTTAAAAAAAACCTCGGAGGCTTACATTGAAAAGAAAATCAAAAAGCATGAGGATTTTAACGATAGGCTTAAGCATTTGCTTGAGCTTAAGCGTAGCGGAAAGCTCTGACAGTACAACTTTACAAAAAGAGATTGATGATTATTACGCTTATTGTGACGAGTGCTCTAACAGACTTGACGATGCGATTAAAGATTTAAAGTTTTGTGAGGCTTCAAAGAATGCAAACCTAGATTGGTATCAAACAGATTTAGGTTTACTTGCAGTAGGTGTTTTAACTTTTGGTTTAGGCTATTACGTAGGAAGTGGATTAAAATAAAATGGCTTTTCAAACTTCTATCAGAGCACAAAACGCAGCAGAGAAAATAGTAAAACAGCCTAACCTAGTTGTTTGCTTTGACGGTCTTGATACTAAATACGGTTCAGCTATTTTATTAGAGATCATTCGAATAGGAGATCCAGGATTAATCATTGACGGTTCTTGGGTAATTGGCGGTTTTCGAGAGATTGACGATCAGCTAAATGCATTGTCGATTGAAAACACTACGACTCAACTAAAACAACAACTTGAGATCGATAAGGGGCGAGGTAGTTCGATTAGCTCAATGGAGTTAGGTCTTATTGATTTTGATCAAGAGATAACTCAGCTTATTTCAAGAGGTGTTTTGGTCACCGATCTTTTAGGAAGAAAAACAAAAGTCTACTTAGGTTTTGCAGATAATACGTCTTTTCCAGAGGACTATATTGTAATTTTCAGAGGCATAGTTGACGACATAAAAGCAGAGCAAGGTTTAGTTAAACTTTCAATCGCGCATCCTGATCAAAAGAAGAGACAGAGGATTTATCCTAAGATCGAAACTGAAGTCACTTCACTTGTTGGTATCGGTGACACGACAATAAATGTTGCGTCTACTACAGGTGCTTTATTAAGAGCATCTGGACCTTCGGGTTCACCTGACACGAGTTTTACTTCTTATGTGAAAATCAATGATGAAATTATCTCTTACACTGGTTTAACAGCTACAAGCTTTACAGGTTGCACACGTGCTCAGTTTGGTACTGTAGCGGCCTCTCATGCTGTAGGCGATACGGTTGAGACGTACTATAGACTTCAAGGTAATGTAATTGATTTAAGTCTTAAGCTCATGCTTTCAGGTTGGCAAAATTATTTTGCTACAGGGGTGGGCGTAACTCACTTTAACATAGACGGTGAGGTTAACAATACACCTAATACTATTTATTTCTCTGGTATCAACATTGAGGAGGACTATGGTCTCACTGTCGGTGATTACATCACAACGACAGGCGCTTCGAACGGAGCTAATAACGTAAGTTTAAAAGAGATTGTTTCAGTAACAGTTAATGAGCTTGGCTCTATTTTAGAGATCGATGGGGTAAGTTTTGTTGACGAGACTGATTCTGCGGCGACTGTAAGTTTTAGATCACAGTATGATAGTTTACCTGCTGGGCTTAGAATGTCACCAGACGAGGTTGACGTAGCTGAGCATTTAAGAGTACAGCAGTTGTTTTTGTCTTCTTTTGAGTATGATTTTTATTTAAAAGACACGATTGAAAAAGCAGATGAGTTTATAGAACAAGATCTTTATAAACCTGCTGGGGCGTATAGTTTACCTAGAAAAGCTAGGTCTAGTGTTGGTTACTTTATCGGGCCTCTTCCTTCAGCTTCTACAAAGACGATTGATAAGGATGTTATTTTAAATCCTGATAAACTTAAAACTAGACGCACGATTAATAAGAACTTTTTTAATACGATTGTTTACAAGTACGAAGTAGACCCTCTTGAGGATAAGTTTTTAAGAGGCGTTATCACTCAGTCGAGCACGTCTTTGTCTGATATTCCTGTAGGAAATAGAGCGCTTGTTGTTGAAGCAAAAGGAATGAGACAGATTTTAAGTGGCCTTAACTTAGCTCAACAAGCTTCTAATAGAAGACTTGATCGGTTTAAGTTTGGTGCTGAGTTTATGGAGGGCATCGATGTCACTTACGAGAGAGGTTACAACTTAGAGATAGGTGACATTATTATTTTAGACGGTGAGGACTTAAATCTTTTAAACTCAGCGGGCGGGGATAGAGATAAGCCTCCTAAGTTTTTTGAGATAGTTAATAAGACTTTGAACATAAAAACAGGCAAAGTGTCTTTGGATTTAGTTGACACAGGATTTGAAGGATTTAAGAGATACGCACTTGTGGGTCCTTCTAGTAGAATCAAGTTTGGTATCAGTCAAACTCAGTTCGTGATTGAAGAGTATTACAGAAGTCCGTTTGGTGCTTCTGAGTACAAGAAATGGGAGCGTTTTAAACAACCTAGAATCAAAGTCAGATCAGGTGACTTCACTACTCGTTTTGCTCAAAGCTACATTGTGTCCTTGTCTGGCAACACTGTGACTGTGCAGGACACTTTTGGGTTCACTCCTCAAGCGGGCGATATTCTAGAGCTTAGTGATTATGATTTTACAGGTGTGACAGATCAAATAAAGCTTTTATATGTTCACATGCAAAACGCTGCAACGTTCCCTTCAGACGGACAAGATCAATACGTACAACTTTAAGAGGTTATAATTTATGGCGAATATCCCAAGAAACAGAGATTATGTTAATGACATCGAGGTCAGCAATGGTGCTCCTGTAACGGAGGCATTGCTTAACAAGCTAGGTGCGAATATTAACGATTACCTAGATCATGCGTGGCAATCTCAGACGTTTACTTCAAACGGTACGTTTAACGTGCCTGAAGCTGTGACGACTGTAATTGTTGTAGGCGCAGGCGGCGGAGGCGGAGGCGGAGGCGGTGTGGTTGCTGCTTACGGCGGTCACGGCGGTGCGGGAGGTGTATCGGGTGCCGTAATGGTTCCGGTTACACCGTTATCGTCAATCTCTGTAACTATTGGAGCTGCGGGTCTTGGCGGTGCAGCTGGTGTTAAGGGCACGAGTGGCGGAACATCGAGTTTCGGAACTCTTGCTTACTTCTACGGAGGTTTTGGAGGAATGCAAGGCGGTCACAATGCACCTTTACAAGGATATTGGGACAGGCTCTGGTGTTCACATGCTGATTACTTAGTGAACAATTCTAACTATGGCAAAATGACCGTTGGCGGTCGAGGTTTTGGCTCAGGTCTTTACTTAGACGGTGAGGCTAGCTTCTTTGCACCTGGAGGAGTGTCTGATTCTGTAGACAATGGAGGCGGCGGCGGCGGTGCCGCTTTGAACGAAGGCGGTCCAGGTCGTGGTAATAATCCAGTTGTTGCAGGCGATGCTCAAGGTAATGGAGGAGCAGGCGGAGGCGGCGGCGGGACTAACGCTTTAACGTTAGCAGGCGGTAACGGCTCACCAGGCAAGATCATTGTTTACTGGTACGGCGTAGCTTAAGGATAAAAAAAGAGCTTTAGGTTTTCTAAAGCTCTTTTCGGAGAAGGTAAGTTCTTTTTTTGGAAATTACTTGCCGCCTTTTTTGCCAGGCTTTTTCATTGGTTTTTTCTTTGCCATTTTGAGTCCTCCTTATGTAATTCAGAGTGAGTCATAATGTTATTAAAATGCAAGAACATTATTTAAGTTTCTTAATAATTCTTAAACAGTCACTTAGGCCAAGTATGTAGTGAGATAGCTCAGAGGACTTCTTTTTATCTGCTTCTGTTTCAAGAGCTGAGAGTGTTCTTTCTATCTCAAGAGACACGTCACACACGAGCAAGTCTAGCTTCTCATTCACTTCATCAAGATCAACAAAGCATTGACCGGAAGGATCTTGTGTTAATGATTCGAATGATTCAGGCTTTAGGTGTCTTGGGATTGTCATTAAGTTACCTGCTTAACTCTATTTAATAAAGCTTTAGCTTGATCAACTGCTAACTCAGCCATTTCATGCCTTGATGCTTCACTAAGTGGTTGATTCACTCCATTGCTATATGAGTTAGCTAGCATTCCTTGCATCGCCATTGCTGATATTAATTCTAATTTAGATAGTCCAACAAACTGTTGATCTACATCTTGTGGGTTTGTATGACTTGGCATCATTGGAAATGCATTGCTTTTCATCTATTCACCTTTCTAAATATAAATTCCAATTTATTAAAGCGTCTGTAGCGGTTTGAGCTGAGCCTGTTAGCCCTTTGTAAATACCTGTATTTTCATCTCTATAAATATCTTTGCTTATTTCTTCTAATGGATCGGCCAAAATGATTGTTGCATCTGTAATTACATTTTTATATCCAGCTTCATATGCCCGCTCTATGTTTAATTCTGAATTAATAAAGTGATAATAACAATTATCGCAGCAACGTTTTGCCTCTTCTTTTTCAGCTTCATACCATTTATTAAAATCTTCTTTCCATTTCATTTCTCACCTTCATTCTGCTTTAGGGCTTCGTCAATATTTCTCAAAACATTCTTATAATATTGATCACAACGGTCTTCATAAGCGTAGACCATTGCGCCTCTAGTTTTCTTGAGCGCCTCAACAAGCCGCTTGTTTCGCTCGCGCTCTTGCTCATAGGCGCTTTTCTCAATCGTATGAAAATATGCTTCTTTATTGTCCCATACATTATCTCCGTATATGGGCTCATTGACATAGGCAAAATGCCTGGGATTTGCAGTTGGATAGAATTCTTTAGTGATCCAAAACTCTCTGGGCTTTTTGTTGTCGCTCATTTTTATCTTCCTAAGTAAATATTAATAATAAGTTACTTTATCCCTCTATCGCTCCAGCTCCTGCTCCAGCCCCCGCTCCCGCTCCTGCTCCAGCCCCCGCTCCCGCTCCGATTTCTAGAACTTATCGGACTAACCATTTTTACTCTTCCCAAAGCTTTCAATTAGCCCACGTTGCACATACCACTCTTTAGAGTGTAGCTTTTGAATATCAGAGTAGTTTTTGTCAGACCAAGCGCCTGTTGAGTAGACAATCGCAGCGTCATCAAGCTTTACAAATGTGTCATTGACCCCGATGAGTTTACCTTCGTAAAAATATCCTGCACACATTATCAATACTCGCTCGCCAAGCAATGCATCTAAGCCCTCATTATCAACCGTTTCAACTAACTTTTTCATACTTTCTCCTTTTGTTTTCGGTTCTCTTCGATTGCTTTCTCACATCGCTTTTCAAGTAAACTGACGACAACCTCAAAACTTGGGTCATATTCGCCAAGCATTGCTTTTCTTAAAATAGCCGAGCGAGCATCTTCGCCAATTTCCTTTATTTCAGCCAAAAGCGCATCCTCTCTGTCGAGCGCGGCTTGATATGCTTCGTATTCAATGACGTGACAGGTGACCAAGTGTCGGTCAGGTTCTTTTAGAAAAACAGATGTATAATCATTTCCAAACTCGTCTGTGTCTTCATAAATCCAAAACTCTCTCGGCTTTTTGTCGTCGGTCATGACTTGGACTTTCTTAATGGCTTGGACTTTCTTAGTCGATCGAAGGCGCGATACTGCTCTATGGAGTCAAAAAATGTAGACTCTCTCTCCATTTCATCAACAATCTCCTCACTTGTTAGTTTTCTATCTTCCCAATCGTCACAACCAGAGCACGAACCGTAATAGTATTGATAGCTCCAAACTCTACCGTCTTTTAATAAAACCGATAGATCAACAAATCCAGAAAAATCGCTTTCATAACTAAGATCAAGAACTTTTACAGCTGCCAGTTTTTTTGACAAGATAGTAAGTTCATTAGAGTATCTTGCGTATTCTGTAAGTTTACAAAAATCCATTTTATACCTTTCTTTTTCAAGCCCTCAAGTGAGCGGCGTAGTTGTTCAGGCACGTTTTTTCTTCATTTGAAGACTTTGTTAATAACGAAATGAACGGTTTTCATTAATTAAACTCACCTATATAAATGAAATTATGTTCGAGATATTCTTTATTTAACAACAAGGTGAGGAGGTAAGGGCCTTCGCACGCAGTGCCTATATAAGAATATAACTCAACCTTTGTAGCAAGTACCTGATATTGACCTGAGTCTGACTGTGTAATCGGGTGTTCTTCTTTTTTATAAACCGGCCAGCAAATACAAATTTGGTCTGATTCTTTGCTGTAATAAACCTTTGCGCTCATCTCTTCTCCTCCACACAGTCTTGAATCATTTGAATTAGAAAATCTATTTGAGCCTCCCATGCCGCAGCCGCCGCTCCCCTTGCCGCTCCCATTGCCGCTCCCATTGCCGCTTCCCTTGCCGATACCCTTGCCGCATACCTTGCTCCCGATACCCATGCCGCTCCCATTGCCGCTCCCATTGCCGCTTCCCTTGCTGCCGATACCCTCCCATCATGCCAGGCTACTGCTAACTCTTCTTTTGTAGCCTGTCCGTTCGCGAATCTCTCGGCTACATCACACGCGGCAACACTTCTATGGTCTGGGTTTTCTATGAGCATCAAAGCTTGTCTTGCGCAATGAACCGCAAATAGACGATTAAGACGGTCACCTAGAAATAAAGTAACTGCCCATAACTTGTCTTCTGGTGAGGTTTTTTCTAGTTTTAAAACATCAATCAGATTACCGGACCAGTTTTCACCAAGCTTTGTTTCGGCAGGATAACAAGGCTTAAGCTCGTTAATGTCATTTACTGTGATATTAAATTTTAATTTCTTGTAAGGCTCTCTCATCTCTTTTCTCCTAAATAACTAACAATCACAAAAAAGACTAACATTGCGCCGATTGAAATTAAGTCTGAGTTCACTAGTCGCCTTCTTTCAAAATTAAAAGAATCCGTTTTATTTTAGCTAATCTATTCGCTAAAGATATAAGCTCTCTTTCAATGTCTTCTATCTCTTTTATCAAAAGAGACGTAGGCTTGCTTTCGTTTTTAATGAGTTCCATAAACACCTCGATTAAATTTCTTCAGATCGATGTCAGGCGTTTTCATGCACTTAGACGCTAAAAGAATTACAAAAATAATTACTATGATCATGAAATATTTCTCATCACTCCGCATTTGTAAATCATCCTCCCCTTATAAGAATTACCAAGCTGCTCGATTATTAAATAACTTCCGCACTCATAGTGTACTTTTTTTAACTTCCAAGTAGTCAAGCCGTTCCTCTCATAACCGTCTGATTCAATCGCACCAGACCTTAGACTCATGCATCTTGGGCACTTGTAAGCAGACGCCGTACTCATATATGTGCTCCTTTTTGTTAACTTTATCTAAAAACCAAACACCTAGCTTTCTCAAAGCCTTCTGATAACCTCGACTCGCCTCCACTTCAACAATGCTGATCTTATCTTTTCCGTCATAAGTGACGTAGTGACAAAGAGGAAGCCTTGAAACCATTAAAAGCCATTGAACTTGAGAGTAATATTTAAGAGGAATAAACCCTTTAGCTGCGATCTCTAAATCTTTTTTGCCAGGACATTTTATCTCAAGCACAATCTGTTTCTCAAAGTTCACACCGTCAAAGCTTGCTTTAAAAGCTGAATTATCCTCATCACACATTGTGTGAGGCTTACACTCAATGCCCATTTGAAACTCATAAATATCACGAGCCACAGGTTCAAGCTCTTTACCTCTCTGCATAGCCCAGTTCTCTTTTATCTCAGACTTACCAGATACTTTCTCGCTCCAAAGTTGTTGAATATTTCGCCAAGGATTATGGCCTGACAATACAGACGCGTCTGAAGAACCTAATCCTTTTTGTCTCCACAAGAGCCACTCTGTCGAACCTTGCTCAAGAGCTGAGTCACTTCCGCTATTGTTGACGCAAAACACGCAAAACCTCCCATGCGATTAATCTTAGACACAAAAGCCTCTTGGTCTTTTGATCTATAAGCACTCTCACTCGCCTTCACCTCTATTGCTAAAATCTTACCCGACGAGTGAACACCTAAAATGTCACTCACTCCTTTTAAAATAAAAGGCGAATTTGCTCTTCTATAAACACCAAGCTCTTTATCAAAAACACCTGTCGTGTTCACTTTCCACGCAAAAACATCTTTTTGCTTTGACAGATAATTTAAGATTTCAGTTTCTATCTTTTTCTCAAGACCCATAATCTAGCGTAACTACTTTTTTGTACCCTTTTTCTAATTTATAAAAAACTCTTCTAGGAATATTTGTCGCTCTTGTTTTCTTATCAATGTTTGAAGCGCCTAAAATACCAAGCGTGCTTGCTCTTTTTCTTAACAGCATCTTGGCGTACTCACTATTTAAAGAAAAATACTCGCTTATAACGCCTGAAGAAAAGCTTGAGCCTAAAATAAAATCCTTAGTCTTCTCAACATAGTTAATCCTAATACAAGGATTGCCAGACTTAGAGACATGCTTTTCTAAAGTAACCGTCTCAACTTCTATGCTCCATAAATCAGTGCTGCCCCAAATAGAACTTAAAAGATCACTCTCACTGCTTGTAATCGTCGTATTTTTATCAGGCTCTTTTTGTTGCTTTTTCTTCTCTTTATTACAACAACTACAAACATCTAACTCTAAATCATTATAAGTAAGACACTCGTCACAGATCCAAACAAGAATCTCGTTTGCTTCTTTCTTCTGACCTGGACCCTTAGTTTGTCTAACCATAGGTCTATCAATCGGTCCGCAGTGTTTAACAATCTCTCCAAAGTCTAAGATCAAAGCGTCTTTCTTGCCTGGGTGAGTTCTTAAAACCCTACCCACAGTTTGTACATAAAGCACAGGCGATCTTGTCGGTCTAAGCATCACAAGCGCATCGGCAGGGGGATAGTTATAGCCCTCTGAGAGTTGGAAAATAAAAACACAATGTCTTGCGTCTCCTTTCTCAAACTCCTCAAGCACTCTTCTCTCAGTCTTGTAATGAACGACAGACACTTTATCACCAGATAAAGACCTGATATGTGCTGCGATTCTCTCAGCATGGTTAATGTTTATAGCTTGCCAGAAAATCTTAAACCGATCTTTTGTTTTAGCTAAAGCTTCAGTCACCTGACTTTTTAACTTAGATTCGTCCTCTGCAATCTTAGACAAGGCGCTCTCGTCCCAATCATCATACTTCGTTTTTATCGAAGACATATCAAACGAGTTCTCTGTAGACTTAGACACTGGTTTTACCAAGTAGCCTTTATCGATTAAATATTTAAAACCTATCTCATAAGAAATTTTGGGAAATAACTTTTCATCGCCATAAATATAACCGTTTGATCTAAACGGTGTTGCAGTAAAACCTATGAACTTAGAGCCTGTGTCTTTTAGTCTCTTAATCGTAAGAGCATATCTAGAGACATCGTGCTCGTAGTTTAAGTTATGAGCTTCATCTAAAATAACGTAATCAGCGTGGTGAGTGACAGAGTGAATCGAGTCAACACTTGAGACTGTAATTTGACCGAACTCTTTTTTATTAAGAGTAGAGCAAAAGACCTTAGAGGGAAGTCCGTGTTCACGGAACCTAAAGTCTGTCTGCTCCACAAGACTAATTCTTTTTATAATAACTGAAAACATTGCATTAGGACTAACAGACAAAATCTCTTTCATTAGTCCTATCATGATTTCTGTTTTGCCCGAGGCTGTCGGAGCAACACATAAAGCTGATTGCTCCTCAACTAAAGAGGCTAACAAACAATCAATCGCTTGTTGTTGATAGTCTCTTAAAACAAGCATTTGTTAGAACGCTGCTTTCGTTGTCGTAGCCGTAGGTTTTGCTTGAGCCGTTTTAGGAGTTGAATCGGTTTTCACCTTCTCGCCCTTCTCGGTTCTCCAATCTTTTATGACGTTCTTCTCACCATAAGAGTCAATCTCTGTAGTAACTACAGCGACAACCACTTTGCCTGCAAAGCTCTCAGGTGTGAGGTTAGCTAAGTGCTCAGGCTTTGCTCCTGCGGCTAAGAAAAACTTTTTCATCTGAGCGCGACCAATCTTAACAGCTACTTCGTTCGGGTTTTGAACATTGAACATGTTCCAAAGTTTTCTACCCTTGTATTGACCGTCAATAACCTCAAGCTCTACTTTTATGTACTTGCCGTCGCCTGCTTTTGTAGACTTAAGCTCTCCTGCTTTTGCTACTACTAAGTAGCTTCCTTCAGGGAGGGTGTCGAACGAATCAACTACATCGTCTGTTAAATTAAACATGTTTTTCTCCTTTTATTTTTTGAGCAATAAAGCTCAAGTTTGGTTTTTCATATAAATCAAGCTTTCCGCTTCTGTCTTTTGCTACAAACTTATCACTTGGTTGCGTAACTAAATGTCTAAGCTTTTGTTTATCTTCTGTATCAGTCACTTCGTAGTAAAACACTTCGTCAAAGTAGCCTGGTAATTGCTCAGAGATTTTACCTTGCAGATCAACCGCCATGATTTTGCGACTTAGCTCGTCTTTGTCTGACTTAGCTAAAGCGGTAAACACAACGTTGTATCCTGGCAGGTCTCTAAAGAACTTAA